AGGGCGTCCAAATCTGCCGATGGCATTTCCCTGTACGTTAGCGATGACCGCAAGGTAGCAACCTGGAGTTTGGCTGGCTGTTAGTACGTCGACGGAAAGCAGCCGGTTTGATATGAATACACCTATCCAAAGAGAGAGTGATGGATAGGTTTAATTGTGGTGAGAACTTTACCGGTAACACAATTTAGACACATTGTCAAATAGTTGAATTTTCTCTACAATCAAAAGCAGTAAAAGCTTCATATTGATCTACAAAATCTGGATTCATGTCTTTTAATAGTGTTGTAGAAAAATCATATCCATATATAGCGCATTCGTGGTAGGTATCGAATTCATTAATAGGTGTTGACATGGGTTTGCAATCATTACCCGGTACACCACTACAAATAAACATAATTAAAATAAATTTTGTCATTGACTTTTAATATTAATCTCCTATATAGTCATTACAATTAAATGAAAGGAAGTCACAAATGACTGATATAACCAAATATAGGAATGTATCATTAACACACGATACATACAAGAAATTGATAACGTTGTCGAAAGTATTATTACCAGACGCTAAGTTATCAATAAGTAAAACCATTGAATCAATTGCAAATGAGAAAGCGAAGAAACTAAATGGCAAACTTAAAAAAGTATAAAGTACACGCAGCGATATGTCCTGACTGTAATGGTAATGGATATGTCAAAGCGGTATTAGAAGAAGGAAGAGAACATGTGGTCCTCCAGTGTGAGACATGTGATTCGGAAGGGGAGATTTATGTGGATGAGTCCGAAGTTGTGGAGTCTTATATCGATGCTGATAATCTTACAGATAATGCTCGTAAGTTGCATTAAAGATTACGACCTTAATCCGTATACGACAGTAATAAAACATATAATTAAGGTAGATCATGAATAATAATTATTATTTAGATATAACTTACATTGCAGGTTTGTTTGATGGTGAAGGTTGCATTACTTATAAAAAATATAAAGAAAAAAAGAAAAACGGTACTTACGATTGTTGGCGTATTAATATGGAGATTGCTATGACGGACCAAAACGTCATAGAGCTCGTGCATGAAACGTTAATGGTAGGGACCGTTAGACCTAAGAAGGTACCTAAAGGATATAAAAAACAATGGCGTTGGCGTTGTACGTTTAGAGATTGTTTTGAAGTTTGTAAGAAGTTATGGCCGCATGCAATTGTAAAGTTACATGACATTGAAAAAGTTATAGACCACTATGAACCTGACATACAAGACCTTACTGAAAATATAATAGAATTGGATAAATATAGAAAATGAAAATAATAGATGAATTAAGATTTAAATTAGAAATATTGTGGATAGACCATCCATTTAAAATTACTTTTTGTGCTGGATTAATATTAGGATTACTTTTATGAAAACATCTGTAATAAAAAATATGGCTGACAAAAACATGGTAATTATGGAAAAAGAAAAAGTTGTCTTGAACAGTTACGTTATAGTTAAGGGCAAGGCATTGAATGACGAATTAGATATGCATCCAATGTATCATACAGATGATGTAAGTGTAGTGTTTAAGAATAAACAAGGTAAATTATACAATGTTGACATGAATCGATTGATTCAAGTATTTAATAATAACATTTGGAATAATAAAAAAAGTGTAAAATGATGGATGAAAAAGACATAAAAGATTATCATAAATTAATTAAAAAATTAAAAAAAGAAAAAAAAGAAAAAAGATACGGTGAGCAAGAAAATGAAGAGTTAGCAGAATCTTACAAAGAATCAAGACGACAAACAAAAGAACGAAATGATAAAAAAGAATAATAAATACAACTATATACAAGGAAAACAGATCACGGACCATGGAACAGGAAAACGTGTTTATGAGATAAATAATTATAGACTACCTAGTGTAACTACGATATTAGGAGCCACAAAAAACCAAGAATTTATAAAAAAATGGAAAGCAAAAGTCGGTGAAAAAGAAGCAGATAGAATCAAAAACCATAGTTCTAGTAGGGGGACAGCTATGCACAAATTCCTGGAACACTATATACTTGGAACTGGGTACGATGATCTTACAAGCATCGGACAAGAGGCGCGTCCCATGGCCGACAAAGTTATTGAGATTGGTCTTGCGCCAGTGGAAGAGTATTATGCGTCTGAAGTCACGTTACATTACCCGGGCCTGTACGCAGGTCAAACAGATCTCATATGTAATCACAATGGCATGGAAACTGTTGTTGACTTCAAACAAGCCAACCGTCCGAAGAGGGAAGAATGGATCGAAGATTATTACATGCAGATTGCAGCATACGCCATGGCCCACGACTACGTCTACGGCAGTAAGATTGAACAAGGAGTTATCATGGTCTGCACGCCTGACCTATATTATCAAGAGTTCAAAGTACAAGGGTTACAATTAAGGTCCTGGAAGCATAAGTTTTTAAAACGACTAAACATGTATCATGAGCTTATACATGATGAAAAAGAAAACATAATAAAACACAGTGATTTACCTGGGTTATTAAAAGAAATGACAAAAGCAAAAAAAGGCAAAAATTAAGTTTTTTTATGTCAAAATTAAGGCAAACTCTAACATACTGTGATAATTATGACACAATGTGTTGCATAAATACACTTTAGAATTATTCTAACTACTCCAGTGTATATGTATGGTAAAAAAAATAAAAAAAATAAAAAAAACTACTCTAGAAAAAGTGTCTTTTCTGTCTTTTCGACTAGAAGTGTTGGTATATAAGGCTAATGTCTGCCAAATTGTGGTTTTAAAAAGTGTCATGTGACAGATTATAATGTCACTTCACAGAATATTACAGTTTGCCTATGCGCGCGCGATACAAAATTCTGGTAAAACTGATTTTTTTACCATACATATACAAATATGAAATCCAAAAATAAATCTAGAAGAATAAATAGTTACACTAAACCTAAAACTGTTAAACAACAAGTTAAGTTTCCATATAGTAGGTATCGTATAGATTGGATTGACATTATCACTGAAGGCGGTTGGGGTAGTGAGAAAGAATTTAAAGCTATGAAGTTAGCGACACCTGTAAGTGAAGGTTGGTTGTTTAGTAAAGATGATGAGACTGTAAGAATCTTTGCTGGTTATGATGTTGAAGAAGACGGGTCTATTCACTTTTCTGAGAGGTCTGTTTTTCCGACTTCTTGTGTGAAGAAGATGACGAAGATTCACTAATTTCTTCTGGTAATGCGTCAACAACCTTTGCATTTAAAATCGGAGCGTAGTCTTCTAGTATTTTTTTCATTTTTAATTCTAACTCTTCCTCTGACATTTCCTCTAATTTACCTGTTTTTATTATTTTACGGTCTATATATAATCCTGCGGCCATACCCCTATTTTTTTCAGCGTTTGTTGCAGCAGAAAAAGCACCCTTCTTCAAAGCAGCTTCTCTAATCTTACCTAATTCTGCTACATGTTTGTCGTAAGACACTTCATATTTTTTAAGATTCTCTTCTCGTAATGCTCCTATGTATTGCACAACGAGCGGTGACAGTTTAGGGTTTTGTAATTCAGACGCTTCTATTCTTGCACGATTTTTGTTGTATCCAGCAGCAATAGCTGCCTCTACACCTGTAGTCCTGCCTTCATTAAATACTAAATATTCAGCAAACTTCATTTGCATTGTTGTTAATCTTTTTGGAACACCCATATTGACAATTTAAGGTAACATTGTTATATTGTCAAGATATGAAAGACAAACGAACATACATTAAATTAAAAGAACATGGAGAAGATATTAGCCATGAAAATGAAATAGTAATAGATTTTAAGAAAGCACAAACAGATAGTACAATAGATAAACTGCGTAATAACATACGTGATTTGTTAGCTATGAATACACAATACAAAACAGAACTTGCAGATCAAATAGTTAAAATAAATAAATTAGAGCAAGAAGTAAAAGATTTAAAAAAAGAAAGATCAGATTATTATAATGTTAGTTAGAGATTTACAGCAAATACTTGGACAGTTTACTGACAAGTTTAACAAAGGCGTTGGTAAAGTTGAAGGCAAAGGTAATGCTATTATGTACGCTAGAGTATATGTTGATATGGGTAATAATAGATTATCTGAAATACAAAAAATTGAAGCACATGAAAATACTTTAATAGGTGCAACAGAAGGTGTAAGAGTTGTATTAAAATTAGCACCAGAAAAGAAATCTAAAATAATTTTATAGAAAGGAGTAGATATGTTTGAACTGACAGAAGAACAAAGAAAACAATTATTGCAGTATTTATGGACAAGACCATATGGAGAAGTTGCAACTATTATTGCAATGTTAGCGTCGTTGAAGGATAAAAAGAACGACAGTGTTACCCCAAAAAAGTAAGTGGGTCCAGAAGCTAAATTATATAAAAAACTTGTTAAAGAATGGAATGATTTTTCGTTTACAAGGCTTGAAAACATTAGCTTACTCGGGACTCCTGATTTATTGGTCTATAATACTAATAGGCACTTTTTTACAATAGAATTAAAGGTTACAAAGGGTAACAAAATTAAATTTAGTCCGCACCAATTAGCGTTCCACGTGAAACATCCTAACAATACTTTTATCATAGCCGAGGCCCTTGGTCCAAGAGCCGCTAATCGTTTTCAAATGTATCAAGGTTCAAGAATCTTGGAGCTTGACGCTTGTGGCTTGAAGCTTGAGGCTTGCAGCTTGGGGCTTGATGCTTGTTATAAATTTTTATCTGAGCTTGGTGCTTGAAGCTTGGCGCTTGTGGCTTGTTGCTTGAGGCCCGGACCAGGTGCACGCTGCACTGACGCCGTCGCGCTCGCTCCGCTAATGACCGGGTCCGAATTTATTCCACGCGGGAATTTTTTAATGTTCACCATAACAAATATTTTTAACTGTCTTGTCCCAGCAAGCTCTGCACTCTTTGCACTTGTTGCCCTGAGTAGGTGCTGGACATGTACGCAGCCCGGGCTTCGTTGTAACCGTTGAGGTATGAGGCCAGCTGTCACCTGCTGCCTGGTCCACCATTGGTATGGAGAACCGGACAACAAGATTGTCAGGAGCTTCAACAATATAGTCTTTGGTCCATGCTTCACGTGTAGGCATCCAGTGCTTAACTGAAGGCGTAAGTCTACAGACCTCGTAAATTCGTCTTAAGTGATCAAGATTCTGTACATCGCCTGAATCATGCCAGCGGAAGTACTTGACCTTTTTAGAATTAATTTGTGCAGCCATTGCTTCAACCCATAACGGATGAGTCAATGATTTAAATCTTTTGTATTGCGCATCAATAACATTTTTAAATCTATACCTGCCACGCTCGAAGGCGTAACAGTTAGCACAGACGCTGCCAGCTACAGCTCGGAGCTTGGTCCCAGTCTTGCACTCGTGGGCTGGTGTACTGTAAGCAAATCCAGGCATCTTGCCAGGCTTGCTTAATGTGTGAGTTATAGCCTCCGCTTCTTTAATCTTCATTGTTTATTCTCCTTTATTTTATAGGATATAATAACATTGTAATTTAATCTTGTCAAGCTTGCGGCTTGACGCTTGCAGCTTGCTGCTTGGCGCTTGTAGCTTGGACCCTGAGCCTCGAGCCAGCGCGCGTGGCCAAGAAATATCTTGGCCATTGGAAATCCGGGCGCTCTACTCATATATATTTTTTATATGTTGTTGAAATTCCTCTTCAGTCATGTCTTTTACTTCATTGTTATAATGTTCGTATAATAATTCATTTACAAAATCATTATCCGCATTATCCACTTGATTGGCTATGTATTCTTTTTTAGTCATTTTTTGAATCAACTTCTTCAAGTTCCTTTTTTTCTTTTAATTTATCAACAAAGCCCGAGTATTCTGTTTTCATGTCTTCACCGTAACAGTCCTCCCAAGCTTCCAATATTTCTGTAATTGTATATTTATGCATCTTTTCTGTCCTCCATATATTTTCTTGTTCTCTCCTGGTCTTCTTTAACTAAACGAAGCACTTCTTCCAGCGCATCCGCTATTCTTTTTAAGTTATCATTTGCTATATACAAATGACCGTTTGTTTCTTTGTCCATAATATATCCTTTCTAAATACATCCTAC